GCGGATAACGCTTTGTCAATGATGGTCTCTGTTTGTGGCTTTAGTATAGTGTTGCCGGTAGCGGGAACATACTCCCTTGCATTGCCTACCGGGATGGCTGTAATACCATTATGAGCATAGTCTAACACCGATTTCAGAGCCCAATATATTCGTTCTCTTGTGTTTCCACCCGCGGATGCTTCGTCTCTTATCTGTTTTAGAAGTACCTCTATATCTTCGTATCTCATCTCTACAGCAATTCTAATGGTTTTACCCTTTTGAAATCATTATAGTTACGCAAAATACCCCCCGGCATTCCGGGATTATCAATTGCGACAGCATAACATGAGTCATAATCATAACACGCTTTCTCCTCGCCGTTATAATATACGCCCATTAATGTTTGTTTTCTCCTACCTAACCAGATATGTTCGGCGGGAGCGAGGTATTCAAATTTAGTACGCTCTATGTACATCAGGTCGCCGTCAAACCATACATACCCCTCTGTTAATATGGCGACACCGTCTTTGACCTCTCGCTCTACACCCGACAGTATCACCGCATTGCTACCGAAGAGCCCTCGACATAGCTGTTGTAGACACTCTCTGTGCTCGTCCACCGTCCTGACGAACGTTTCGTCGGCAGGGAACCCCGCCTCCATATTGTTAAGCATTATCTTTCTCATCTGTTTACTATTGTATAATTGGTTGAAATTAATTTGTATCTATCTATCTGTGCCCTCATTCGATCGTTTGCCTGTATATCGGTAGGCAATACGACAGTGAAGCCCGTAGCTACGCCATACCGAGTGTCCTTGATAAACCACGCTTTGCCAAAGTAGAATTTTACATAGGCGGGGTCGGTTGCTCGAAAAAAGAAGTACCCGTTCGTCGAGCCCATCTCCTCTATATATACACGCCTCTGTATTCGGTCGTACTCATCGTTGAGCATCTTCTCGAGAAAACATACCTGAGGAGTAACAGCAAGGTCGTAATGCCACTTACCAAACACTACTTCAATACCATTTAAGGTATTATTGAGTACCATACCAAGAGCCGTCAGTATCGCCTTTAGTACGCCTTTGAAAATCCTGCCTAAAAAGGCAAATCTTAATATCTTTCTAAAATCGGTCATATCGTAGCGTATGATTTAAGGGTTATTTCTGCCTTGTTGAGCTCCATATAGCCGGACATCGGCACGTACGTGCTTATAATATCGGTCGGAGTGTTGTTGCCGTAGCTTGCACTCGAGGTCAATACTTCTGCTATGCGTACACCGTCTATCTTCTGGATAACATCTATTAGAGCCATATTGGAGTATATGCCATCGAAAGGCATACTCTCTAAGTAGGTCGATACGGCTCCCTCTATGTCCCGTGTAGTTAGGTCTTTCAGTGGGTCAAAATGTATGAGTAGCTTGATGCTAAACTTATCTGCATCACCGCTCGTAAGCATTACCCTTACGCCGGCGTCTTTTACCCGAGCAACATATTCCGATACTTTTTTTACGGTGTCGTGTTCCAAGCGGCTCGGCTTTCCGTTTTTTTGTCCGGCTATCTTTGCGGACAAGATGCCGTTTCTTTCCGTTAGTGAGCAGTATTTTACTACTTGTGCGTCTTCGTTTATCTCCAAATACACATCGCTATCCGTTGGCAGTGTATGGTTTAACTGAAATGCTTTGATTTTCTCTCCGTACCAGCTCAGCGTATGCGGACGAAGGCGATTGAAATGCTCTTCGATCGCTGTGATTTTATCGCCTACTATCTTTTCGAGTACCATTAACCCAAACGCCAAAGCATAAAACAATAGGCTCTCTATGCTCACCGCCGAGAACTGTTCGTCGAATGTCTTATCTTGGTCGATGCCGTAAGTCTCTTTTACGCCCGGCTGCCTGAGCCATTCGTCGGCAATCGTTTTCTTCCACTCTTTTGTTGTCATTGTTATTCAAAAGTAAAGTCAAATGTGTAATCGAATATTTTAAAAGCGGTTTCTTCTTTATCTGTTACTCCTGTTGCCGGGTTGATGCCGTGCGATGCATAATAGTCAAACACTTGCTTGTTTACTGCATTACCACTGTATGTTATTTCTACGCCGGGAGTAGGCATATCCGACACGTTCATGCCATTCTCTTTGGCAATATCGTAAGCCATATCAGCATCGCCTGTAAACACAAGAGCAATGTCTATAAATGTTTGACCCGCAGCCGCAATAGTTGTCATCATAGGAAAACTCTTATTATTCGGCGAGCGACAAAAAACAGTCCGGCTATTACCGACGCTACACCCAAATACATCAACACCTTTTGCCACCACGCAAGCCCAATGCTTACCGCAGAGGCTTCCTTTGTATTTATCTTCGACACAAACTCAGCCATTCTCCCAGCTACTATACTATCTAACTGCACTGCAGTAAAGCCGATGTTGTCTTCTCTGTCGGCTATCGTGGCGGTCTCTTTACCTGTAGAGCGGTTTGTCGTTTGTCGGATACTACTTATAAGTCTACCAAGGCTATCGTAACGATGCTCTGTGTAGTCGATATTTTCGTTAAGCCACTCCGCCATAGTCTCGCTCAGTTCGGCTACGGAACGCATAACAAGGTCTATTTTTTGTCTTGTAACTTGTGCCGTACTATCGACCTGTGTAGACTCTATTTTTGCGACCGTTTCGCTTTTTGCCGCTCTCTTTGCCGTAGTACAACAAACGGCTACTATTGCAATAGTTAATACTGTGATTGATTTAAAAGTTTTCATGCTTTTTTTGTTATGGTTTTGACATTTTCAAGGCGAGCGTTAAGTTCTTCTATCTCCTTGCTCATTTTTTTGTTCTCTGTCGCCAAGCGTTGAACGTCATATCGTAATTTTGAGTTCTCTAGGCGAAGTGCTGTTATCTCCTCTACAAGTATCTTGTTTTTTTCGACAAGCAGGTCGATGCTCGCCTGCATCTCGTGCAGGAAGTCGTTTTTCGATTTTTTACGACCTGCAAGCCAAGCAATTACACTTGTTATGGGAGCAATGATATATCCGATAAAATTAGTCCAATCGTTCATAATATTACATTTAGGTCAACACGTCCATTAATGCCGTCAACACTATCAGTGACGGAATACTGCCAACAAACAAAGCTACTCCATCCCTTAGGCAGCTTTGGCTTAACTGCAGGATTAAATACAGTAGGGTAACTCGCTATCCATAAAGGTATATGTGTAAGTCCGCCGTTACTGCGATTATTAAGATATGGGGCATAGGAGTATATCCACATTTTATATCCATGCTCTTTTAGGCGATTTTCAAAAGAGAGTACCCATTTATCGAATGCAGCTCCTTTAAATACTATATTATTAGTATCCTCTATGTCGAGAGCAAGAGGGAAGTCGGCTTTTCCAACCTCTTTCTCGATAGCTCGTACAAAACGGATAAAGGTGTCCGCCTCTGTTTTTGCATCGTTGCCCTTGGCAAAATGATAGAAGCCTATGCTCAGTCCAGCGGCTTTGGCTCCTTTGGCTTGCTCTATGTCCTGTTTTAGGTTGAAGTTGCCAGTTCCTTCGGTCGCCTTGATAAAGACAAATGATATGCCGTGTTTTTTTACGCGGTTGAAGTCGATGTTCTTCTGATAAGCCGATATGTCTATTCCTTTGTTCATATTTTTCAGTATTTTATTCAAAATTACTCTACCCGTATAAGCTGCACAAAAACTGCTGTCATTTTGTCACAACTATATTAAACTCTCCTCCATTCTCCTCATACTCTTCGTATGATGTACTAAATCTTAGCGTCCTTATTCGTAGCCCATTTGTGTTATTATTCGAGGTGCTTACCCCCGACAACATAAGTGGTTGTGCGTATCCGTCGTCGGGTTGCCAGCCGTGCAAGGTTTTGGTCAGGCAGTGTTCTAACTCAAAGTACTGCATAGCGTCTTGTTTTGCTCCGTCAGGAGCGGTCTCATAGCTTTGTGAATACACTGCAACCAAAAGGCGTACTCTTACCTCTACTGTAGCCGTCAGTCCACCGAGAGCAATATTCTCGTATGTGGTATCCGGAAAGTCTATCAATGCAGCAGGGAACGATACGTTCGGTCGTAATTTACTGTTAATCTCTTGCCCAAAGTCTTGTTCTATCCAACTTATTTGAGGTACTTTTTCGCTGATAGTACGCTGCAAGTCGAGATAATATCTCGCAAAAAAATTATTCATATATTATCCTTTTTTATTTATAGTCTACGTCCAGTTCCATACCACTCCCTTCTATTTTGAGAGAACTTATATGTAACCCCTCTTCGAAGAATTCACGACGTATTTCACGCACCAGTCGCTCTGGGGTATTTCCCTCCGTATACAGACTGATTCCTACACCTTTCAAAGGTTTCTCCTTAAACTCCCCCTTGTTTGCCTCTATTATGAGTTTGGCGTTCTGCACGGCAATATCGCCTATTACCATTCGGGGACTGTTACCGTCAATTAGGATATCGCCAGTCTCACTGTTTAACAAAATTCCTTTCATTGCTCTTTAAATGATATTTTATTAATGCTTAAACCGCTCGTCCTCAAAATTCGATTTTATAGGCTCTTTCGTGCTTAGTTTAATAGTCAGACCTAATGGAGCACCATTACCGGTAACAGGGTGTGTCGAAAGCATACTGCTTAATTTCGACAAGTCGCTATATACGTGTCCCATCCACTCTATCATCTTGTCTATCTTTACCAGACCGCTATTATTGCCATTGTTAGCTACAATGCCATCTTTATCGAGTGTGAGCGTGGTATCGGCTATCCTTGCCGATAGGTTGTCATATTCGGACGCAGCTATAACATATAGGTCACCTCCTTCTATTTTCGACACCAATACAAATGCCCCCGCTTTGGGAGTGAGTACGACTCCGTTCTGTCCCTCGGTAATCGGTTGCAGGCGTACGCCGTAATACTTTGTTCCTTCGTCCGATATGGTACAGGTACGTTCTTTTATGTCTACGTCCACAACCTCGGCAAGCATCATCTCTCCTGTCTTTACCACTTTGTTACAGAAGTCTGCAAACAAACTCCTCACCTCACTCTCTGTCATTGCCATAGTATATCAAACTTAATTTTTGTCGTCCTCCTTTATCGTCAAAACTACCGTCGATACTTTCCACGAAGTATTTGCCCCCTCTTTCGGGAAAGCGTTCGTCTATAATTTGGCATACGTCGCCCTTACCGAAAAAAGGCATAAGAAAGGCAGTAATTGTACCTTTATACCCCTTGTAGTCCTCTTGCTTTTGTAGCTCTTCTCTTACAGACTTCAGGAAACTCTCGGGTAGTCCTGCTCGTACCTTTACCTCCTTTATATTATCATACTTGCGTTGCTCCGACTTAGTGCGTTTTACCTCTCCTTTGGGAGACTTCTGTAGTAGATTTATTGATAGCTTCGTTTCCGTATCGTCCTTCTTGAGCTCCTTGTCCTCTACCGTGTTCCATCCGATACGCAGCTTATGTGTTGGGTGCGGTATGGCATATCTCGATGCACCGACATATAGTATATCGCCATCAAAATACACGGCACATAGGCATTCCCGCTGAAACCATTCCAACACATTGCGACCAGGTACGTTTTTGAAGGTTAAATTTTTCAGTTTGACATCAGGAATATATTCCGAGAGCTTTATATCCGTACCTGCGGTAAGGTCTTCGAGCACTCCCCTGATAGTCGTATTTTTGTAAGACCTCGTAAACATTACATCCTTCAGACAGTACGAGTACCCCTCACACTCAAGTACAAGTGGCTGTGCGTAATTGATACGCCTTATAAAGCCTTTGAAAAAACAGTGTTTGTCGTAGTTATAACCCAGCCAAACCTCTATGTTGTCGCCCGTATGAAATACCGTATCGCTTGGTGGAGTAGCCGAAGACGAAAATATGGTCTTGTTTTTACCGGTGTTAGTAAGGTATGGGGTTAATGGCAAACTTATCGAACAGGTGTCGGCAAAATTCTTTACACTCTGCGACCATTTGACGGCGGAAGGCTTTATCCCTCGAAAGCGAGTAGTAATACCCTCACTATTATTGACAACCTCTATGTCTGCTATCATTCTAAACACACCGTTCAACTCCTATCTACTATAAGACTATCTACATAATCGCTCTCGAGCGTCATCGTAAAAGGACGGTGACGTATGTTACTGCCTTTTATCTCGGGCAGTTCGAGGCT